ATCCATTCTGATACTACATCTCCTACTGGACCTAAAACATTAAGTGTTAAATCTTTTTTGTAGAAGTCTGAATATCCTGCACGACCTGTTACTGATTCGTAAGATAGTCTTGCCCATTCCATTACTGCTTGAGCTCCGGAAGGTGTGATTGGATCATATAATGTCATGTCCATATCATTCCACATTCTCTTCCCTCTAATCTTACGATAAGAGTTGATGTGGTCTAGCACAACTTCTCCATCTTCAAACGAAGGAGCTGATACTGTTTTTATCATGAATGATGGAATGTTGTCCATGTACATGATGAATCTATTCTGTACCTTCGGTTCGAAGGCTCTAAACATAATTTCGTTTGGATCTAATACTGCCATTTTATTTATTGTTTATTATAAATATCTTAATTTAAATTTATCCTGCAAAAGTTGCTCCAGTTGGCTCAATTGTAAAGTCTAGTACTACGAATTCAGCAGTTTTGGCTGGTTGAATGAAGATTTGACCTATTAATTGATTTCTGTCTACTACGTCTGCAGTGTTGTTTGTGTCGTCCATTACTACTCTATAAGCATATAGACCCTGTCTTTGTACTACTGACTCTAAGTAAGGATTTACTTTAGCTAAGAATCTGTTTCTAGTTGTTAATGTATTTTGTTCGAATACTAAGTTTCTTGATTCATCTCCAATAAACTTTTTCAACTCAATTAACAATCTTCTTACATTTACTCTATCTAATGCTGATGCTTTAGTCTGTAGTGTCTTCTGACCGAATACTGATATTCCTTGTCCTGGGAAAGAAGCTATTGGATTTACTTTCTTAGAGTATAGTGTATCTCTTTGAGTTCTTGTTAGTCTCTTTTGAGCTTGTATTACTCCTGTAATTCCTCCTCTTACTAATCCTGCTGGTGCAAACCAAGGTGCTGAACTGTTATCTGTGAAAGCATATACTCCTGGAATAACAACTGATGCTGGAATCCATTCGTTTCTACCTGTTGCAGATTGAGCCTGTAACCATGGCCAGTAAGAAGCTGCGTAAGAACTGTTAAGTCCTGCTGCTTGTCCTGTTACTGTTGATTCACCTGTTACTGAGTAGTCTACTAAGTCTACTACTGCTATACAATCTCCTCTAGTCTCTGCTAAAGATATAAGACTGTCTATAGGTGTAGTGTGTCCGGTTAAGTTATAAGCTAACCCTGGTGCAGATATAATGTTAAATATATAGTCGTCATTATTCCCTAATACTGATATAACGTCTGAATAGTTTGCTCCGGTAAGTCCTTGTGAATCTACTCCTGTTATTTCTCCGAAAAATTTAGCATGTCTGTCTCCAAAATGAGCTCCATTTGCTCCAAAGAATGATCCTGATTGTGCTATTGGAAGTGAAGATACATAACTTACTCCTTGTGAATCAGTATTAACTGTTACTCCGTCGTTTGCTAAATAATCTAATGTCTGTGCTGGTACACTAGAAACTCTTACGTAGTTTGATTTATTAACATATTCTCCTTGTGTTTGAATATATTTTGAACCATCTCCATCTGTTGCTAGCACTTTTTGTTGATTTCCTACTACGCTCTCTATATAATTTGCTGATTTAGGATCTAGAGATACATTGTTGAATGTTTCTAGTACAATTTTGTTTTTTAAGCTATCATCTCCTTGACGAATACTTAAAGTAAATGTACCTAAATCTTCATTTTTATTACTTATTTCCCATCTTAAATTATCAGAACTACCTGATACTAGTGAGCTATCTGAGTTTTGTGTTATTGTGCTCGTATCAATTGCATTATTATACAGTTCACCTTGTCCTAAAGTTGATAGTATAAATGAATTTGTAGTAGTAGATGTTGTTTCTGTACCTCCTGCTAAAGTTATTACTGCAGTTGCTGAAGGATCGTTTCCAGCAGCATCTCCTACTCTAAGTATATATCCGTTAGCTGCTGTTCCTGCTACTCTACCGTCTAGTTCTAGTGTATCTGATGTTGCATTATCTCCATGTATTACTGCTATACTGGCTCCATCGATTGCCGCTCCTAAATTATCTACTGTTGCTGAAGCATCTACTCCTGGAGAGAAATACCATTGGTTCGCCGATGGAATATCGTCAGGTACATCTCCTACAATTGCTGTGAAGTTGTATTCAGTCCCGTCTGGTGCTTGAATAATATACTGTTGTGTATCGTCTGCTTGAGCAAAACTAGCTACTAATCCTGTTGCTGTTGCAACACCTGTTGTAGTAGTATTATTACTTATCGTAGTAGATGTAGCTGAATCGAATGACCCTGTTACTACCCTAGATACTAATACTGAGTTACCACCTTGTTGAAAGTAATTTTTAACTGCGATAGAAGTTAAGAATTCATAAGAGTTTGAACCTGAGTTGAAGGTAGTACCAAATTTCCTTACATACTCACCATAAGAGGTAACTAATGTTGGAATTTCTACTGGCCCTTTTACTGCTGGTCCGATAATTGCAGCTCCTGCTGTTACAGGGGCTGGTTGAATAAATGAAATATCATTTTCTCTTGTGAATACACCTGGAGAGATAATTGTTTCTGCCATGTTTAATGAAGTTTATTTAAATGTCTTTTATAAATATCAGCTTATTTTGTAAACCGTTCCCGTAATGTACAGGTAGTTATTTGTATATAAATAGGAAGGGAAGGTACAAAACCTCCCCCTCTATCTAATATTAGTAAACTAATAGATTTACTTTACTTCAGTAACTACTTCTTCTTCTTTTACTTCTTCCGTTGGAATAAATTCCCCGTTCTGTAAATCGATAGATCCTTTACCGTATTTTTCTTCTAACTCCTTAACAACAGTAGCTTCTTGCTCTTGTGTTTCTGTTAAGTATGCTTTAATATTAGTTCTACGTGTTTCTAAATCTATTTCTGCTAGACCAACGTTTCCTAATTCCATTTTTACAGCTTGTACTCTTTTTTGAATATCTTCAATTTGCTGTAATTCTTCTTTTGATAACTTTTGATTTGCCATTTTTTAACTTTAAATTAATCGATTAAATTATATATATTATACAATATAAGAATTAATATTTAATTCTGCAACTAAATTTTATTTTATTTTTAACTTATTTTAATCTTCTACTCTTAATGTAACTGAAGTAGGTGTTTGTAATTCTGATATTTGACTATCTAGGCCTCCTTGGATTGCATTAACTTGCTCTACTCCCATTCCTGCTTTTACCCAGTTAATGATTGTTGCATGTGCTAGGTCGTCGAATGCAGTAAATGCACTTCCTGATGTAAACTCTAAGTGTTGTGTTCCTATACTTGTTGCAGTGTAGGCATTATCGTCTGCATCTACATCATCAGAAGTACCTGTTACTCTCCAATGTACGTTATAGATAACGTTTGTTTGACCTCCTTCTGAAGGATGTACATCTACTGTTTTACAGTCCCAATTATAAGTATTCATATTTTATCTTATTAAGTGTTGAACTTTAGTTTATTGTTCTTTATATAAATATAGTAAAAATAACTTTAACTACCAACTCTGCTTAAGGCAGACTACAAAAGTTCATATTGGTATCTAACTGGTGTAGTGTCCATGTATAGTTGCCAGTTGGCCCTGTTCTCTTAACATAGTATATATACTCATCTCTTGATGCGTGAGCATAAGAACCTCCTAACCCCGGTATAGTTGCTTGGGAATCGTAAGCAGCGTTTGTTATACCGTTTATATATAGGGTATCATCATTCCCGCTTGAACCTACTAGGAAGTAGTCATTATAATTGTCACTTATCGGCAAAATAGAATTTGGTTGAACGGTTGGTCCGGTAGTGGTTATATCGTTTACAGTTGGTGTACCGGCAGTTGAAACATCAAAAGCTGACATTGGTATGTCAATTATCTTTACTACTGTCGGTGATGATTTAGCAGATATAACGTAAATATGGTTACCATCATTGCTTAAATGGAAAGCTCTTATATCTTCATTAGCTGGTATTGATATACTTAGTGTAGTCCCAGTAGTTGCCATAGTAGTTATGTCCCAGGCAGTTGTAAGGTTGTATTCGACAATATTGTCTGAGTTTATAGGTTTTATGTAAACTTTTTGTCCATTAGACGACATTTGAAACATTTGAAAAAACACACTCAAAGCAGGACTTACTCCTATATCTGTAATAGTAGAGGTTAAATCATGCCCGGTTGCTAAGCTCATTTGCCTAATTCTTTTATTACTATATTCAGGAACAAATACTTTAGTTCCGTAAACGTCTACATAAGGTTGTACTTGTCCAGGAACTGTTCCACCGTTAATTAATGATGTTATGTTTACGGAATCCCCTGTAGTTATATCTCCTATATCCCATACTGGTGAGCAGAATGGTATTGCTGTGTATGGTGTATCTATGACTTTTTTTACATTTAATCTTCCTATATCTATAAGTTTACTGATGTTAGAATGTATAATTCCGTTTACTATCTCTCCAAAACCTGTATCTATCGTATATTCTAACCTAGGGTAGTAAGAAGATTGATTGTAGTAAAACGTAGCGTAGTTATTAAGGGCCAGTAGTGGTGTAACATTATTGTAGTCGTGGTCATAATCACATATTGCTATAGTAAAGTTAGCATTACCTACTGCATCTGTTTTAGCGTCACTATTTAATGCTATGGTTTTTAATGTTCCTGCTCCGCCGGCACCCATTGTAAAATCCCCGGAATAAGGAGTAGAGAAATCTACATTATAATCACTGGTGCTTAGTTGCGCTAAAGAGCTATATGTATTTGAATTTTTTACTACAATTATATCTTTATATACAGTATATCCTGAAGCTTTATACAATTTTAAATGTAAACTTACAATTGTTCCTGACACACCGGAAAAATCGAAGGTCAACATACACCTATTTATATGGTAATTATTTCCTCTACCCGAAGTTTCATAAGCATCGGGTGACATTGATCCTGGGTTTATGGTTACCAGTCCATTCCCGGATGATGCATTCCTGGTATCAGCCCAACTGTAAGCTGTTGAATCTAGTTGATTTACTACTACTCCGTCTATCGACTGTTTACTTGATGGTATTGTTGGCATAACTTTCCTTTATAATTATTATCCTTTACCTATAACCCCAATGCCATCTCCAGGAGCTGGTTGGTATCCACCTTCTATTGGTTTGTATAGTTCTTTTTTTCCCTCTCGAGTATACATAGGCATATAGTAATTATCTGTTGTATGGTACTTATTAGTGGGTATTGACTTAATTCCAAACTCACTTAACTTTATTTGTTTATATGTTATATTTCTTTCTTCTTGAAGCTCCTCAGATGGTAATATATCCTGCATAGGATTCCACCAAGTCATTCTACCTCCAGGAGATAGTAACTTAGTAATATAGTCCTTAATCTTACTTAAGTTCTGGTCATTATAGGTATCAATAAAGATACCGTGGAACTGTATCAACCCTGAGTTTGTAAAGTCTTTTTGAAATTCAGCAAACCAGTCTTTACCTGATATAATATTTACTCTTTTATGTTGTGTTTCTTTACTTCTACTGTATTCTTTATTTTTTTGGCCTGCAAATTCTTTAGCTCTTTCTGCTATTCCGGGGTGGTATTCTATAATAGTATGTAGGTCTGGTGAGTAACTTTGTATATATTCTGCTGAAATTCCCATTCCAAATCCCAACTCTAATATAGTTTGGGAGCGTCCACCGTGGGTTACAAAATCAGCAGATTGCTTCATTATTGGTGCTTCCCAGTCCATCATTACATTATAACTTTCTCCATCATCAGAGAAAGTTATTTTATCTTCTGTAAAAACCATTGCTTTATCTTTAAGACTCCCTTTATATTCAAATTTATAATCTGCTCTTGCCATCCTACTTTAATTTTCTATATTTAATTCATTATGCTATTTCTACAAATGTATTATCTGGACAGAAGTACATTTCTGCTGTAACTCCGGTAGCGTATCCTACTATTCTAGCTATATGCCCTGTAGTAGTTGGAATAGTTCCAGTTGCATCTCCACTTGTGGTAGCACTTAAGTAGAATGGATTACCTGCATTTAAAGATTGAGAAAAAGTTGCACTACATCTAACAAATCCTCTTACTAGTATACCTGCAGCAGCAGTAGTTCCCATTGCCACACCTAGTAAACTTTTACTAGTTGTACCAGAATTTGCCTGTGCTTTAACCCACTGTCCTGATGTGTTTAGTACCACTACGTCTCCTTGTGCTATTCCTGATTGTGATCCAAAAGTGACTACTTCTCCTCTAAATTGGTTCAGAGCATCTGGTTTTTTATACTCAATAATCTCTGTTTGAATATTACCTGCAACATCTAATTTTTTAGTAGAAGACGGGGTAGTTGTTCCAATAGATACATTTCCACCGAATGGATTTAAATGTAAATTTCTAGGGGTAGTTGCAAGTACATTAGATGTCTGTATAATAGATGAAGCAGAAGCACCTTGTGAGAAAGTAATCTGTCCGTCTCCGTTAGAACTAGATCTTAATTTTAAAGAAGCTCTAGTATCAGTATCTGCAAAATTAGCAACATAACTACTTGAGTCTCTATATACTTCTAACTTACTACTAGGAGTAGTTGTTCCTATACCGACATTGTAGTTAAATATTGCTTCTCCATCTGTCTGTAATTCAAAAGCAAGATCACCATAATTATTATACCCCGTACCTTCTCCAGCAGTAGTGCCGTCGTTATCTACATAGAATTTTATATTTTGAGGTGCTGAGTGTATTGTTTGATTTCCAGGTGATTTTGATTGTAAAAATATTAAAGAACTATCATAAGCTGCTGTTCCTGATGTTACATTGGCGGCAGTCATTTTTATACCTGCTCCAATAGCGGATGCTGTATTTACAACATCATTTTTTACTTGTATAAATACCCTTCCATCTACACTATTGCCATCGTTGCTTACCATTAAAGGTATAGCTGGTTGATTAGCAAGAGAAACTGAGCTTGATAATCCAACTTCTAATTGATGAGAAGGACTAGTCGTTCCTATACCAACATTATTACCAGAAAAATAGGTGGTGGAGGAACCAATGCTCATCTTCGTTGCTGTGCCTACAAGCATTGAGTGATTCCCGGTTGATTTGTATTTCAGCATATTGCTTGAGTCAACATGTTCAATGTAACTAGGTTGTGATGAGAATGTAGCATTATCCCCCATATAGATTCCAGAGTTACCATATTGGCTAGTTAGTAGATTTACAATAGCTTTTCCGCCGTATCCGGAGGCGTGTGTACTCTGTATTCTTAGTTCATTATTAACTGCTGCTGTTCCTGTTGCAGGGGTTGCTGTATGCAGTAAAGTAGCCGGACTAGTAATTCCTATACCAACTGAACCTTCTGTATATGTTACAGTAGAACTGTCCCCTAATTGTACTTTATCAGGATCAGTACCTTCGTCCATTCTGATAATATTTCTTCCTCCGGCAACTAACTGTAAATCATCTTCTCTAAATCTGAGGTATGTGTTTGTATCTCCTGCATGATATAAGTACTCTGGTATATTTAAATTCCCGGTTAACGTGCCTCCACCTATTGGTAAGTATAGCCCATCATGGTCTCCATGATCAGTAGGTATTGTTGGTTTGTTTAAAAT